TGGACAACCTACTGTCCGCCATATGCCGCTCCTCGCCGCATGAGGCGGGCGGTGGCACCAACAGCGTGCCGGAGTATGCCAGGGGTGAGTGACCGCCCAGAGAAACGATTTAGATACTCGGCAGTGGCACAGGGCGCTGTACCATTGAGCGGTGGCGGAATAGACACCCTACGGCGGGTGGTAAAGCCCATAAATGCCTCCTGTGCGGGGCGGGCAAGAGTAGACGCTTACCGAGTAAGGCCATACGGGTGCTTGCGCCCGTCTCGACTGATTAGGCCATGTGAGGTGCAAATCCTCACCCGCTCAAATTTGCCGCCCCGCAGTTGCAGGAGACGGGGGAGGCACCAATGAGAGGAAACGCATGGCGGGATATTCCCCCGCCGCCTCTCCAATCAAATCGAAAGGAGACCTCTCACATGAACGAAATGAAGCTCTTTGAAAACCCTGAATTTGGGGCGATCCGGACGGTTGAAGTAGGCGGAGAGCCCTGGCTGGTGGGTAAAGACGTGGCTCAGGCGCTGGGGTACAGCGACACGTCCGACGCACTAAAGAGGCATGTTGACCCGGAGGATAAGCTGACCCGGCGTTTCGCCGACTCAGGTCAGAGCCGAGAAATGTATATCATCAACGAGAGCGGCCTGTACTCTCTGGTGCTGTCCAGTAAACTACCGGGGGCGAAGAAGTTCCGCCGGTGGGTCACGGCGGAGGTGCTGCCAAGCATCCGCAGACATGGCCTATATGCGGTTGACCAGTTGATCGAAAATCCTGACCTCGCAATCCAGGCGTTTTCTGCTCTAAAGGAGGAGCGGGAGAAGCGAAAAGTTTTGGAGGCGGAGAGAGAGGCCAACCGGCCGAAGGTGCTGTTTGCGGATTCCGTGGCTGCCTCCAATACATCCATACTGGTTGGAGAGCTGGCAAAGCTCCTCAAGCAGAATGGGGTGGACACTGGGCAGAACCGTCTCTTTGACTGGATGCGGAACAACGGATATCTGATCCGCAGAGAGGGCACGGATTACAACATGCCCACACAGCGCTCGATGGAATTGGGCCTGTTTGAAATCAAGGAAACCAGCATTACACATGCAGATGGGCACGTTACAGTAAACAAGACTCCGAAGGTGACGGGGAAAGGACAGCAGTTTTTTATCAACATGTTTCTTGGTTGACAACCCATACGGGTGTATCGCTTAACAGGCTGTGACGGCTGGCCGTATCCGAGCCAGAGCTCGACAGTAGGCGGCGAAAAGCATTTAAAAGCATTTCAAAAGCAAAACGAAAGCAAGGGAGAGAGAAAGAAAAGGTCCCCCTCTTGATGGCCCCCTTTATCCCCCCTCTCCCTTCCCCCCGATCCCCCTATCTCTTACCCCCCTATAATCCCCCCTTAATCTCCCCCGAAAAGAAAGAGAGAGGGCGCGCTCTGTCGGTGGCGGTGGGGGGATTGGGAGACTCTACTTAGGCGAGAGGTGGTGAGCCCGTTGTGGCAAAAGGCAAATATCAGCGGTGGCTGGAGCCGGACGGGCTCCTGCTGCTGGAGGGCTGGGCCCGGGATGGGCTGACAGACGAGCAGCTTGCCGAAAAAATGGGAATAAACCCCGCAACCTTGTACGACTGGAAGAATAAGCATCCCGAGATTTCCGAGGCCCTAAAAAAGGGCAAGGAAATCGTGGATATCCAGGTGGAAAACGCGCTCCTGAAACGGGCCTTGGGCTATGAGTACATGGAGGAGCGGGTGGAGATCAGCGAAAAGGACGGGCGGAAGGTCATCCAGACCGTGAAGCAGGTCATACCGGACACAGCGGCACAGATCTTTTGGTTGAAAAACCGGCGGCCGGACAGGTGGAGGGACAAGCCCCAGGAGAAGGCGGAGACTGTGGCCCAGGCTGATGAAATGACCCTGTCCGACAAGCTGGCGGCCATCAGAGAGGCGGCGAGGACGATTGACAACTAATGAGCTGGCCCGGTTGGCCGTCTGGTACAACCATCTCAGGGACACCAGCAACGACACTTTTATGCCGCTGTTTTCCTGCGAAAGCCGCTATCTGGTGCTCAAGGGCGGAGGCGGCTCTGGCAAGTCCATCTTCGCCGGGCGCAAGGTGCTGGAGCGCTGCGTTTCTGAGCCGGGCCACCGGTTCTTGGTGTGCCGCAAGGTGGCGCGGACGCTGCGGGAGAGCTGCTTTGCACAGCTCCGTGGGCAGATTTCCGAGCACTATCCCGACAGCGGGGCCGTGGTCAACCGGGGGGAACTGCGCATTGTGTTCCCAAACGGCTCCGAGATACTCTTTGCCGGGCTGGACGACGTGGAGAAGCTCAAATCCATCTACGACATCACCGGGATATGGATTGAGGAGGCGCCTGAGCTGCTGGAGTCCGACTTTAACCAGCTCGACATCCGCCTGCGGACACAGTGCCCCTACTACCTCCAGATAATCCTCACCTTCAACCCCATCTCCATTACCCACTGGCTCAAGGGGCGGTTTTTTGACCGGAGAGACCCCCGGGCCACGGTGCACGAGTCCACCTATAGGGACAACCGCTTTCTCACCCAGGAGGCGGTGCGGACGCTGGAGGCGTTCCGCGACACCGACGAGTATTACTACATGGTCTACTGCCTAGGCCAGTGGGGCGTCACCGGAAAGACCGTATTTGATGCCAAGGCCGTGACCGCCCGGCTGCTGGAGCACATCCAGCCGGTGCGGGTGGGGTATTTTGCGTATGGCTACGACGGACGGACGGTATCCGGGATCCGGTGGGTGGACGATCCGGGGGGCTTTATCAAGGTCTACCGGGCACCGGAGGCGGGCGTGCCCTATGTGGTCGGCGGAGACACCGCCGGGGACGGCTCGGACAGCTTTGTGGCCCAGGTGCTGGACAACCGCACCGGGGAGCAGGTGGCCGTCCTCCGCCACCAGACCGACGAGGATTTGTACTCCATGCAGGTGTATTGCCTGGGCATGTGGTACAACACCGCGCTGGTGGGTGTGGAGGCCAACTGGAGTACCTACCCTATCCTGACGCTGGAGCGGCTGGGCTATCCCAACCAGTACGTCCGGGAGGTGGTGGACGACTACACCCACGGCATCAAACGGGCGTTTGGCTTCTGGACATCGACAAAGACGCGGCCCGTCATCCTCTCCGAGCTGATCCGGGCCGTGCGGGAGGACATCACCACCGTGTCCGACGAGACTACGCTGCAGGAGATGCTCACCTTTGTGCGGGGCGAGGACTACAAGCCCAGGGCCGAGGAGGGCGCGCACGACGACTGCGTTATGGCCCTGGCAATTGCCCACCACATCCGCCCGCAGCAGAGATACACCGTGGAGGCCGGCCGGAAGGCTGGCGGCGCGGTGTGGGACGACTCCATGTGGGAGGACTATAACAACGCAGGCCCGGAGGAGCGGGAATACCTGATCAAGAAATGGGGGGAGCCCAAACGATGAAAAAGAGAGACAAAGACCGGCTGCGGCTGTGGCAGGACAGGCTCGGGCGGGCCAACGCGGCATATGAGCCGGAGCTGTCCAAAATGGACGGGCGGGAGGAGCTGTACCAGGGCTGCAACCGCATCCGGCCCATCGTCTGTACCGCCCGGAAGAAGGAGACTCCCCACGTGCGCAACCTGTGTGCCGAGCTGGTGGAGAGCCAGGTGGACAGCAACATCCCCCAGCCCAAGGTCACACCCCGGCGCAGAGAGGACGAGTGGCGGGCCAAGCTCATCGAGGACATGCTGCGCAACGAGCTTGACCGGCTACCTTTTGAGCAGATGAACGACATTATGGAGCGCACCGTGCCCATCCAGGGCGGCGGGGCCTTTTTGGTGGAGTGGGACAACAGCAAGGCTGGGAGCGCCACCGTGGGAGAGCTTGCCGTCTCCACGCTCCACCCCAAGCAGATCATCCCCCAGGACGGGGTTTACACCGGCGTGGAGGATATGGACTACATCATTCTCAAAATTCCGCAGACCAAGGGGTACATCAAGCGCACCTACGGCGTGGACGTGTCCGAGGAGGCCGAGGAGGAGCCCGACGTCAAGGGCAGCGGCGGCGAGGGCACGGCCGACGACATGGTGACACAGTACGTGGCCTACTACCGCAACCCGGACGGGGGCATCGGGCTCTTTTCCTGGGTGAACGACACGGCGCTGGAGGGCTTGGAGGACTACCAGGCCAGGCGGCTGCGCCGGTGCGCCCGGTGCGGAGCGGTGGAACCCCTGGAGGCCGAACCAGTGGAGACCCCGGCGGACAAGGGGCTGCTCCCCGGCATGACCCCCGACGGGGCGGGCGCGGGGATGCCCGGAGCGCCCACCGGGCGGAGGGGCAAGCGGAAGGTATGCCCCTATTGCGGCGGCGACAAGTGGGAGGAGGCCAAGGAGGAGTACGAGGAGGTCTACGTCCCCATACCTCGCAGCGACGGCACCGAGATTCCCGGGGCGCGGCCGGTGGAGGTTGTCACCGATACAGTGGACGAGCTGGGCCTGCCCGTGGTGGCGGTGGTGCAGGAGCCGACTCGGATTCCTTTCTACAAGCCGGACATCTACCCGGTCATCCTCCAAAAAAATGTGAGCGTGTACGGCAGGTTCTTGGGGGACAGCGATCTGGACAAAATCGCCGACCAGCAGAACACCACCAACCGCATCGAGGCCAAGATCATCGACAAGCTCACCAAGTCGGGCAGCTACATCAGCCTCCCCAACGACGCCAAGATCCGCTACGACGAGGATGACATGAAGAAGATCTATCTCTCCAGCCCGGCGGACAAGTCGTATCTGGATGTGTACGACCTCCAGGGGGACATCGAGCAGGATATGGCCTATCTGGCGCAGATCTATGAGGAAGCCCGGCAGGTCATCGGCATTACCGACTCCTTCCAGGGCCGCAAGGATTCCACCGCCACCAGCGGAAAGGCGAAGGAATTTTCAGCGGCGCAGAGCGCCGGGCGGCTGGAATCCAAGCGGGTCATGAAGGACGCGGCCTACGCGGCGCTCTTTGAGGCCATGTTCAAGTTTAAGCTGGCCTACGCCGACGAGCCGCGGCCTGTGGTCTCCCACGACATCGAAGGCCGGGCCGAGTACCGGCAGTTCAACCGCTACGATTTTCTGGAGCAGGACGAGACGGGGGAGTGGCGGTGGATTGACGACTTCCTGTTCTCGTGCGATACCTCCGCCCCTCTGGCCAACAACCGGGAGGCCATGTGGCAGGAGACGCGGATGAACCTCCAGACCGGGGCGTTCGGCGACCCGACCAACCTCAAGACCCTGATCCTCTTTTGGACGAAGATGGAGCTGCTGCACTATCCGGGCGCGGGCGACACCAAGACCTATCTGGAGCAGGAGTACCAACAGCAGCAGGCCATGATGCAGCAGCAGATGGCAATGCAGCAACAGCAAATGCAGATGCAGGCGGTGCAGGACACCGTATCCAGGGCGCGGGAGGACGCGGCCAGGGATGCACAGGCATCTGCCACTGCCCAATCCCAGCAGAGGGCATTATGAAACATACGAGCGCACGCCAACAGCGCAGAAATGGCAAATCCAGAGGAAAGGAGGGCGTGTAGTATGGCGAACGGATATATCGGCAAGGTCAGCCACAGCGGTGTTCAGAAGGTCACCGCCCCCAACCCTGCCACAGGCAAGAAGGGGAACGGCACCGTTAAGAAGGGCAACGACCTGAGAACGGGAAAGTAATAGGGCGAAAGGAGACTATACATGGAAATCGACTACGGCGCGGTATTTGACGTAGAAGTACCGGAGACCACTACAGGCGCAGAAGAGACGGATATCGCCGCCCCGTCGGAGGAGACCGGCACAACTACGGCCGCCGCACAAGGCGCAGAAGAGCAGGAGACCGCCGCCCCTGCCGTAGAGGAAACGGAAGAGTCCGAACAGCCTCAGGCGGAGGCACCGGAGCAGGAACCCAAAACCGACCGCGACGCACAGTTTGCCGCCGCCCGCCGCAAGGCGGAGGCGGAGCGGGACGCCGCCATTGCCCGGGCCAAAGAGGACGCCCAGAGGCAGGTGGACGAGTTTTTCAAGAATTCGGGGCTGATGAACCCGTACACCGGGCAGCCCATCACCACCAGAGCGGAGTATGAGGCATACCGGGAGCGCTTCGAGGCCGACCAGAAGGCCAAACTCATGGAGAAGGCGGGCATCACCCAGGAGGAGTTTCAGGCGTTTGTCCAGGGGCTTCCTGAGGTGCGGGCGGCCCGGCAGGCCAAAGCCGAGGCGGAGGCCGCCGCAAGGCAGGCCAGAGAGCAGGAGGCAAAGGCGCGGGTGGACGAGCAGCTCCGGCAGATTCAGGCCATCGACCCCACGGTCAAGGAGCTGGGCGATCTGGCGAAGCTGGACACCTATCCCAAGCTGTACGACATGGTCAAGCGGGGCTACTCCATCCTGGACGCCTACCGTTTGGCGAACTATGACACGCTGACCCAGCGGGCCGCGGAGGCCAGCCGGAAGGCGGCCATCAACTCCGTGCAGAGCAAGCAGCACCTGAAAGCCACCGAGAGCCGCGGCGGCGGGGCGATTCCCGTCCCAGACAGCGTCCTTGAGGAGTACCGGGTGCTGAACCCCGGCGCGACCAAAGAGGAGATCCAGAAGCACTATCAAAGCTACATGAAGAACAGCCGAAAGGAGCAATAAAATGGCATTTCTCATTCAGCAGGTAGACGGGGGCAGAATCCCCGGCATCGAGTACCTGCCCGCGGGGGCCATCACCCCTAAAGTGGGCATGGCCCTGGCACAGACAGGGGGCAATCTGGCGGTTGCCAGCGGCACCACCACCCCCACCTACATCAGCATGGTTGAGATGGACAAGGCGTGCACCGCGGGCGACATCATCCCCGTGCTGCGGGTGCTGCCCGATATGATGTTTGAGACCACCTTCCAGGCCGCCGCATCGGCGATCAAGCTGGGCGACAAGGTGACGCTGCACACCGACGGCCTACAGGTCACCGCTACCAAGACGAACGGTGTGGCCGAGGTGGTTGGCATGGACGGCACCGCCGCAGGCGACCGGGTGCGCGTCCGTTTCCCCGCCGTAGTCAATATCACGCAGAGCGGCGGTTAACAGAAGGGAGAGAAGATATATGGCTGGCATTACGTTTACCGAGGGCTCCGGCCTCCAGGACAGCATTTTTGGCAAGTCCCAGGCCCCGATCCGCATGTTCCTGGAGAAGCGGGGCGAGGCGTTCGAGCAGCAGAGCATGCTCAAGGAGCTGTTCAATATGGAGAACTCCAACAAATGGGCCGAGAAGATGGGCACCATGACCGCCATGGAGGGCTTCCAGCCCGTGGGAGAGAACGGAACCTATCCCCTGGACAGCATGCAGGAGGGCTTCGACAAGACCCTGGAGCACATGACCTGGAAGGACTCCTTCTCCATGTCCCAGGAGATTGTGGAGGACGCAAAGCTGATGGATCTGCGCAAGCGGCCCGCCCAGTTTATCGCCGGGTATTACCGCACCCGGGAGAAGTTCGGCGCGGCCCTGTACGGCGCGGCCATCACGGGCAAGACTTCTGTAAGCTTCCACGGCCGCACCTTTGACGCCAAGGGCGCGGACGGCAAGGCCCTGTTCGACAAGGCCCACCCCTCCGCCCTGGAGCGCAACAAGGGTACCCAGTCCAACCAGTTTGCGGACGCCTTCTCCAACGACGCCCTCGGCGCTATGGAGACGGCCATGCAGGACTTCCGTGGCGACAACGGCGAGATCCTGGATGTGGCCCCCGACACCATCCTGATCCCAAACAACTACAAGCTCAAGAAGGACGTGTTCGCCGCCATCGGCGCGGACAAGGACCCCACAACCTCCAACAACGGCTTTAACTATCAGTATGGCCGGTGGTCGGTGATCATCTGGCCCTACCTCAACCAGTTCATTACCGCCGATACGTCTCCCTGGGTGCTGCTGGACAGCCGGTACAACGAGCAGTACGGTGGTGCCATGTGGTTTGACCGCGTGCAGCTCAACGTGCGCAGTGAGATTGACCCCGGCAACGACGCCAACGTGTGGAAGGGCCGCGCCCGGTTCACCGCGGGCTTCAACGATTGGCGCTTCGCCGCGGTGGGCGGCGTAAGCGGCGGCACTCAGCTTATCAGCGGCTGACAGCACAAAGGCCGGGCGGCGGGTTTGCCGCCGCCCGGTTTTCAGATAGGAGGGATAGCATGACCGTAGCTCAGGTGATACAGGCGGTGGACGCAGTCAAGCCGAACGCCTTTTCCAACGAGGAAAAGACCCGGTGGCTCAATGAGGTGGAGGGGATGGTGCAGACGGAGGTGCTTCTGTTTGCCAGCGAGGAGGTCATCACCTACTCCTACGAGCAGGACAAGGACGCGCAGCTTCTGGTACAGCCGCCCCACGACAAGCTCTATCCGGCCTATCTGGAGGCCCGTGTGGACTACGCCAACGGGGAGTATGAAAAGTACCAGAATACGATGCAGATGTTCAACGCCTTTTTCGGCGAGTTTATCCGGTGGTTCGCCCTGACCTACAGCCCGGCGGACACCCACGGGGAGGTCTACTATGGAGTGTAACGAACAGGGAAAGCGCTGGCGCGGCTACTATATCACCGCCTACGGAATCGCCGTTAAGCACGGATTCAAGGGCGCGGAGGCGGAGTGGCTGGAGACGTTGAAGGGCGACAAGGTGCAGCTCCGCTACAACGAGGACACCAAGACTCTGGAATGGAAATATGAGGACGCGGACGAATGGCTCGAACTCATGGATATCAATGCGCTCCAGGGAGAGGTCGTCACAGAGGTGCTCGAACAGGCTACCGCCGCAAAGGAGGCGGCGGAAACAGCACAGGCGGGTGCGGAAGCGGCGCAGGAGGCCGCCGAGTCGGCCCGGACGGGTGCGGAAACCGCCGCGGCCTCTGCGGCGGAGCAGGCGGCAGCCGCCGGAAAAAGCGCCGCGGCTGCGGCGCAGGATGCGCAGAACGCCGCAGCCGCGAAGACGGGAGCGGAGAGCGCGAGAGACGCCGCAGAGGCAGCAAAGAGCGAAGCGCAGGAATCGGCGGCTTCTGCCCAGGAGAGCGCCGCCACGGCGCGGCAGGAAGCAGGGAAGGCCGTGGACAGCGCCGCGGCGGCGGCGGGCAGCGCAGAAGATGCGGCGAAAAGCGCGGAGGCAGCGGAAGCTGCTCAAAAGGCGGTATCGGATTCGGCCACAGCGGCAGAAGCCGCGCGCAAGGCGGCAGAGGCGGCCGCGGCCCAGGCGGCCGGAGATGCGGATGCCGCAGAGGAAAGCGCATCGGCCGCAGCGGGCAGCGCCTCCACGGCGTCCCAAAAAGCGGAAGATGCAGGCGCGAGCGCGGCAGCGGCGGCGGGAAGTGCATCCCAGGCTTCCGAAAGCGCGGCCCAGGCAGGCGAGAGCGCAGAGGGGGCGGCGGCCTCCAGAGACGCCGCGGTTATGGCCCAGGGCAAGGCGGAGACTGCACGGACGGCGGCGGAATCCGCAAAGACAGCCGCAGAGGCGGCGAGAGATTCCGCGGTCACGGCTTCGGAGACGGCGGTGAGTGCGAAGGAAACCGCAGTCAGCGCCAAGAACGGCGCAGAGGCGGCGGCTGGAAATGCAAGTGATTCCGCCGGAGAGGCT